CTTCCCTTTCAACCCTAAGTCGGTGAGCGCAGCGTTCACTCGCGCCACCCGCTACCTCGGCATCGCGGATCTCCACTTCCACGATCTCCGACACGAAGCCACCAGTCGGCTATTCGAACGCGGGTATTCGATCCAGGAAGTCGCGCAGTTCACCTTGCATGAATCTTGGGAAACACTTCGGCGGTACACGCATCTCAAGCCGGAAGACGTTCCCCAGCGGTAACGAAGCCTAGGGCTTCACAATTCGCGCCTGCGCTTCGGCCTGCAGAGCCCGCAGCGCCTCCTGAAAGGCCTCCTCGCTACTGATCCCATCGATGCGGCGAGACGACAGCCATCCCTCCCAGTCCTTGCCCAGGGCCGCGCTGGCGGCCCGGCACAGGGTCCGGTGCCTAGCGTTGCGCAGCTCGACCTGGTGCGCGGCCGTGAAGGCACTGACCAGGTTTGAGGGCCGGCCCAAGACCTCGTGCTCTGCCCCGCCCTTGTCATGCTTGCTGTGAAGGATCACGAAAGCGACGGCCAGCAGCAGGTGTCCCGTGTCCAGCGCCAGGTCCGCACGCTGCTGCGGGGTCCGCGGGCCTGGCTGCGGATCCATCAGCGTGCCGGCGCGCTTCTGGCAGGCGGTGTACAGATCCTCGATCGGGAGATCGCGGAAGCGGTTCGGCGGGTCGCGTTTCATGGGCGGCATTCTGCACGCGCCCCCGGCAGGGAAACAGCGCCACCCGGACCAGCTGGGCCGACCTGCTCAGGGTCGACGTCCGACGGAACTGCAGAGCGGCGCCTGGGCGCTCGGACTGGCTGCCGGGTGGCAGGGACAGAATGTGCCTGGCCAGATGCCGGCGTTATCATCCGGCCTCGACAGCGGGTGTAGGAATCTCCCTACGCGCAGTCCGGAGAGATCGCTTTGGCCACGATGTACACGATCGAGGAGCTTCGGAACCTGGTCACGGAGATTCGCGATCGCCATGCCAAGCAGGACAACCAGGCGCCCGTCGATCCCGACGCGGTCTGGCTGGAGTTTCAGCCGATCTTCGCGCGCACCGCGCCGTCGGACCTGCAGCTGGTCGACGACGCCTTCGAACACATTGAATTGATTCGAGGACTGCGCAGCGCAGGCGAAGCGCCCGCCTGGCCAGCCGCGTTTTCGAAGCGCCGGTAGGAGGCACAACATGTGCGGACGTTATTCCATGGATGCCACCTGGGCCGACGTCGTCGAGTTCTCGAAGATGCCGATCGCGTGGGAGGAAGAAATCATTCCGTCCTACAACATCTGCCCCACCCAGTTGGCGAACGTGATCGTCGCCGACGACGGCCACAGCGCGATCGCGCGGCGCATGCGCTGGGGACTGATCCCCTCCTGGTCCAAGGACAACAAGCGTGCCGCCAGCGCGATCAACGCTCGCGTCGAGACCGTGGCCAGCAAGCCGACGTTTCGGGCTGCATGGAAGGCCAGGCGGTGCCTGGTGCCGGCGTCCGGGTACTACGAATGGCGGCTCGAAAACGGCATCAAGCAGCCCTACTGGATCCACGACGCGGTGGAGTCCGTGCTGATGTTCGGCGGTCTATGGGAGAACTGGCGAGACGCGGATGGCGAAACCGTGCACAGCTTCAGCATCATCACTCAGGACGCCGTTGACGACATGCATGAGCTGCACGATCGGACGCCCCTGATGCTTCCTCGAGAGGTGCTGCTGGATTGGATCCACGGCTCGGCCGAACAGGCTGGCCAGATCGCGGCATCGGTACCGCTTCCGGATCTCGCCTGGCATCCAGTCGATAGGGCTGTTAGTAGCCCCCGAAGCCAAGGGCACCAATTGACTGAAGCTGTTGGATCCGAGTAGGCAGCGGGCGTTCCGCCACGCCTGTCGCCCCGTACTACCGATAGGAAGCAATGGATCGCTTCACGCTCACGTTTCCGTACCCCAGGCCCTCTAGCATTCTTTCCGCTTCGTCCACTTGAGTCGCGTGCTTAGGTCCCAGCACCACTTCGACGATCGGAATTCCGGGCACGTCGAACAGATCGACTGTCCGAAACGGAATTGCACGTGTGGCGGATGCTCTGTATTCACAGACAAAGTTTACGTCTGGGATCATGAGATGAAGGAGCCGCCACTCCTGCTCTTCCTCGAAAGCTTTGGGCTTGGCTGCGAACGTCGTCCACAACAGCTTGCGCAAGTGAGTGGCTGCGGCCTGCCTCAGAACCTGCTGTTGATGGAAATGCTCCTCATAGGTCGTTTCCCCGCCCAAAGAGAGCAATCCTATTTTTTTCCCCCACCCATCGGATACCACTTTCATCACGCCGTCGATGATTGCCTGGACCTGCTCCCGATGCTCGTGCAGATGGTATTTAATCTCCACAAGCTCGAACCACGTTGTGTGCCCGACGGCTTGCGAGAGCCTCCGCAAGTGGTTGGTGGAAAACCCGATAGCAACTCCGCGGCCGTCGTCTGCGTATCCGCGCCACTGGCTAAGAACATCCCCTCGCTCGGAAAGACAAAAGGCAAGCCCCTCCAGGGAGGCTTGCTCTGCGACTAGCTTCTGGAATTCCCCAACCAGGTTCGGGTCGCTGACTTGATCCATGAACATCTCGATCAACGTACCTCGAGAAACCTTTCCCTCAAGAGAATCATTCGATGCTAGAACCGAGGACAGGCGTACCTTTTTGCTCTGAAGAATGGCGAGCATCGCTTCAGTCGAGCAATAGTGGAACAGCACGCCGGGCTCGTTCAAATCAGACATCGCTTTGCACCGTGGGCATGACGTCCTCCGTGGGCCTCCAGAGGCTAGTCCTCGCACAAAGCTCCCGCAAGCCCGGGCCTAGCGCCCGGGCACACGGCACGGCTCAGCTACCCCGGGTCAGAATGGTTCCCTTCAGATGCCGCTGCACGGCCGCCGCGCTGACGCCGACCGCTTTGACGGCCGCCCTCAGTTTCTCGGGCGTGGTGTTGAAGTGGGCAGTCCAGTAGCGGAGCTCCCAATCCTCGTTGACGTTGACACGTGAGCGGTCTGCGGGACCGCGATTCTTCAGATCATCGGACATGCTGTTCTCCTAGCGCGCCAGCGACATTGCGTGGCTCGCCATGGTTGCGCGCTCTTCAGGGAAAAGCACGCACAGATCGTTCGGCTTTCCAGCTGGAGACCCCCTATAGCAGCTGGGCCTGCGCGTCGTCCCAGTTCTTGATAATCAGCTCGCCGGCCGCGTCGCCCCGCCCTTCCCTCCCGACCGTGTAGCGGATCTGCACCGGGATGGTGGTGAACCCGGCGAACACGCGACGGATCTCCGGGTGGTCGTTGATCGACAGCACGACCTTGCCCTGCACCGTGCGCATCAGCTCCGCCATGAGCTCGTACTCGGAGAACGGGAAATCGACGCCGTATCCTTCGGTCTCCCAGTACGGCGGATCCAGGTAGAAGAAGGTGCCCGGCCGATCGTAGCGTCGGATGCATTCGTGCCACGGCAGGTGCTCGATCACCACGCTGGCCAGGCGGATATGCACCGCGCTGAGCTCTTCCTCGATGCGCAGCAGGTTGAGCCGTGGCCCGTTGCCGGTCGCGACCAGGCCGAAGTTCTGGCCAGCGACCTTGCCGCCGAACGCGAGCTTCTGCAGGTAGTAGAACCGAGCAGCCCGCTGGATGTCGGTCAGCGTGTCCGGATGCTCGAGCTGCGTCCATTCGTACATCTGGCGCGAGACCAGGGACCAGCGGAACTGCCGCACGAATTCGTCGAGGTGGTGGCGCACGCAGCGGTACAGACGAACCAGGTCGCCGTTGATGTCATTGAGGACCTCGACCGGCGCCGGCATCGGCCGCAGGAGCAGCGCGGCCGCGCCGCCGGCGAAGGCCTCGACGTAGCACTCGTGCGCGGGGAAGTGGGGATACAGGTGTTTGAGCAGGCGTCGCTTTCCGCCTGGCCAGGGAATGATCGGGTTGGGCACTGCGTGTCCTTTGGTATGCTCGCCCCGCCCCTGCAGGGGTGACGGAGCCATGGCTGGGACACGTGTCTATTCACGTGATCTTGGCGGCCGCGGCGGTGTTCAAGCACCGTCGCGGTCGCTTCGTTTCTGGGTTACGGGATCAGGCGGCCTCCACCAGGTGCAGGCCGAGACGGGCCATCGCATCGAAGGGCGGCTCGGTCGAGACATCCGATTGCGCCACGAGTGCGAAGCAATCGGCTTGCGTGGCAGTCAACGGCACCTCCCGAAGATTGGCCAGGTGCGAGGCGGCCAGGTGGAGCCAGGCGCCGTCATGCAACAGCGCCGAGAATTCCGCGTTGATCTGCCCGGTCGAAATGAAATGCGTCGCCGGCTCGAGGCCGGTCGGAGATAGCTGCGTCTCGAACATGCCGACGCCGCCATCGGACAGGGCCGCCGCGACTTCGCGGGCGGTCTCGGCGACGGCCGCGGGAACGATGAGGGTCGCGAAGGTGGTGCTCATAGCACGTAGGTCCCGATTTCTTTGGCGAGGATCGATTTCAGGTGGGCACGACCATCCGCGCCGGCGTCGCCGAAGAGCACGATTCCGCCAAAGAACGGCCCCTTGAGAAACGCTGCGCCGGAAGTGCCACCCAGGCGGATCTTCGCGTTCGCGTACGAATCAGAAACGAGCCAGGTGTTTGCGATCGACACCACCGGCTTGTTGTCGATCTGGATATCGTTCGATCCCACCGTCGCGAGAGCAGTGGCGACCTGTGGCGTAATGATCGGCGAATCATTGACGCCCGAGTTCGCTTGCGCAACGCCACGGAGATTGTGTCGGAGCGATGCCCCGAAGCGGTTGGAGGAGCCCACGTTTAGGAACACGAAGCAGTCTGTGTTACCGAGCGCCGACCCGAACGCAATGATCGAGCTCTGAGCATCCTTAGAGAAGGCCAGGGCCATCGTCATCGGCAGTGCGCCCGCATGCGTGTTGGCCTCCGCATAGTTGTCGTCGACGCCGTCACCGACGATCCCGTATGGCCCCGTCCACGTGAGCACCTGCTTCACGCTCACGTTGTCGATCGTGAAATTGGCGGTGCTACTTCCCTGCAGGCGGACGGTGATGTTCCCGGTCTCAGCGCGCAGGGTGAACACCACGGTGCCGTTCGCGGCAATGGCCGTGGCCGAAGTGGCTGTGCCGCCTTGGAAGGATGGCGCGCAGGTGCCGGCGATGTAGCCCGACATCTGAATAGAGAACTGGTAGGTCTCGCCGGGCGTGACAGTGATCGGTCGCGTGGCGTTGTTGGCGGCACCCGTGGGTGTGAACGTCATCACGCCGCCTGCGATGGCGATACCGGCCGGCGTCGTCCAGGCACCCTGTGCCGACATGTCGCCGTCGGTGACGAGCTCGGACCCCAGCGTGCCCACCGTGCCCGACAACGTGCCGCGGGCGGTGGCGGTGCTTTGGTAGAGGTGGCGGCCGGGACCCCCTACGGCAACTCCGTTGTCCTGGTACGACGTCGGAGCCGAGCCCTTTTCGAATTGGAACCGGCCGAGGTACAGCCCGCTGCCGGCGACGCCCAGGTAGGAGTTCGAGGCGCCGGCCGTGGACGTCGTTCGGAGCGACACGCGAATCTGCACTGCAGGACTCGCGACGGACGTACTTCCGAACGTGCACAGGTAGACGCCGGTGGTCGCGGTCGCGGTGATGGACGCGGTGTAGCCGGACTGCACGTTCAAAACCGTCCCTGCCGCCAAGTCATAAGTCGCGGAAAGTGCGTTGGATCCGCCGTCCGATATCGAAACCATCGTGCGCTCGGCCGCGCAGGCTTCGAACGAGATCACCCAGGGCGCTGAAACGGAGAGAACACCGGGCGAACGCTGGACACCATGCAAGCTGGTCGCCGCCGTTTCGACTACCTTGTCGAGCGTCATGGCACCAGTGGAATCGGCGTGCGCGTTGGCCGTGATGGTGGCGGTGTTCTTTGTCCAGGCGGAATTGTCGAGCTGATTCGAGAACGTCAGATAGTTGACGACGCCGCGGCCGTCACTGCGCAGTTTGTCGATGATCAGCCCGACCGCTTGCCCGACCGCAGTGACGGGCGTCCCGCCCGTGCTGTCCTGATAAAGCGTTTTCCCATCGGACCAGCGATTCGGAAAGTACGCGCCACCGTCAAACAGGATTGCCAGGTCGCGCAGTGCGCGGTCATGGCGTCCACGTCCCGACCCGATCTCCGAGGCGAACATCAGCCATTCACTCCGGCCGGGAATACCGACACGGTGCCGTCGCTTCGGATCGCGAGGGCTAGGCTTTCGGTGCTGCCGAGGATGGACGAGATCACCCACGCGCCGCCCGCCGTCTTGCCCGCGGTCGCCGGGGACGCGCAGGATTTCGCTGCGCTTGCATGCTGCTGCACCAGCACGCGGATCTCTGCCACTTTGCCGGCGGCGGGCAGCGGCAAAATTGACCAGCCCCCGACATTGGCGGTCATCGCCAGGTCGAAGACTTCGTTGCCCGACGACAGGTCAATCGTGGCCACGCCAGAGATGATCGACACCGAGCCCAGGCCGCGCGTCAGGCTGCTTCCGGCCGGGCCTGTCGCACCAGTGGCGCCAGTGGGCCCGGTGGCGCCTGTCGCGCCCGTGGGCCCCGTGCTGCCCGTGGCGCCGGTAGACCCCGTCGGACCTTGCGGGCCCGTCGGACCCGCAGGTCCGGTCGCGCCTTGGGGCCCAGTTGGCCCGGTCGGACCGGCGATGCCTTGAGCACCCTGGATTCCTTGCTCGCCTTGCGGGCCGGTCTCGCCCGTGTCGCCTTTGGGTCCTGGCGGACCTTTGACCACCGGGATCATCGACAACTCGATCGGATTCGACGGACCGGAGCATTCGAGCTCGGCAGCGTTGCGCCGACTGATCGTCAGCGAATGGACAAGCGTATCGCTCATCGCGGGTCCTCCTGCGTGGCACCCTCGATGATGTCGATGTACTTGAAGCCCCGATGAGTGATCCGGGCCCCGGACGGGGGGATGAGCACGATGTCGACGACCGCTTTGCACACTGGCCAATCCATCGTCGCGAGCACCTCTTCGACGAAGGCATGGCACTGCCCTTCCTCTTCGAGCTGCTCGCATGTCAGATCGGCGATCTTCGCTGTCGCGCACCCGCGCTCCCACTTACGAATCTGGGACTTGATGGTGTAGCCATCCAACGGAACCGTTTCCTTGGCCTTGTTGCGCGCAACGACGAGCCAGTCGAATTCGCTACCCTTCTTGTATTCTTCGAATTGCATGTGCGCTATCTCCTGCGAATCGAGCGCGATTCAGACGGTGTAGTTGTTGGTGGGCAGATCCGGTGCGAGCCCGAGAACGCGGCCGTCCTGGACATAGGCTTTGCTGCCGATCGATACCGACGTGCCGATCGCTCGCAACGTGCCGCCCTCGGGCAGCGTGAGCGTGCTCGTGTCGTCGCCGTTGTGTGCATTGACCGTGCCGATCAGCTTCGTGCGTGACGGCAGTAGCCCTTCGAATTCGCGCCACAGATTAGTTTGCATCGCTGATGTGCCTCTCCAGCGCGACGACCTGATCGATCTCCATGCCGGCGTTGTTGCGGCCGGCACGGCGCGAGGTGATCGTGACGCCGACCGTCATACCCAGCCAGGGCGTCAGGTCCTGGTACTGGATCAGCTGGCGCGGCAGGAACAAGCCGGTTTGTCCGCCCGTGGTCTCGCTGTTTCGCAGCAGCGGGATCTGCACCTGCACGAGCTCCTGCTCGCCGCGATCGCTGAGCACGTTACGGCCGCGCTCGATGCCGACCAGGTCGTGCAAGATCAGCTGATCCACGACCTGCGGCGCGAACAGTTCGCCGGCGGATCCCGCTCGGGTGATTCGATTGGTGACGCCTTGCTGCTCGCCGGTGACGATGACCGCGTCGTACAGCGGCCGGCTCTGCATGCGCGTGGATTCGTTGGTGACCCAATCCGGTAGCAGCACCAGGTCCGGCGTCGCACCGACCCAATTCCAAGGGCTCACCGGATAGCGCGGCATGATCCGGAACGACTTGTCGAACTGGTGCGACATCAGCACGCTGCCCGATGCTTCGGCGATGCGCGTGAGCACGTCGACCGGCGTGAGGTTCTGGTAGTAGTAGGCGCCGGCCGGCACGGTCCAGTCGATCGCGCCGTAGTCCAGCGTAAAGCCGGTGCTGGCCAGCTCCTGCTCGGCGATCTGCACCGCAGAGAGGATCTCATCGATGACGCGCGATCGCGCTGGTGCGTACGGCGCGGCCAGGAGTGCGGTCTGGCTGCGACCCACCACGCTGACTTGGCCATTGGCGTGCTCGCGCTGGACGTCGCGACCTTCAATGATGCAAGTCCACACGTAGCCGTTCATGGTGATCTCCACCACACGCGGCCCGTCGACGGTCGGCTTCATCAGCGAGATCTGAGACGGATCCGCAAGCGACATGCGCAACGTCCAACACCAGGCATCCATCATCGAGAGCTCAACCTCGGTGACATGGATCACCTGACCACCGGGGACCAGGACGACATTGACTTCGTTGAGCACGACGTAAACCCTCAAAGCGGTTGGAATGACGACAGCATCGGGCGGGTCCACCACCCACGGCACGCCGACCAGCGGGTCGCGACCAGGCCAACGGCCGGACGGACCCCACGGAGAGGTGAGCTCGCGATCGCGCACCGGCGCCTCACCCCACACGACGCTCGCGGGCGACGGATCCGCCCGCATCACCTGGTGCGGACTCGGGTCGTTGAATTCGGTGAACGCCTGGCCGCCGACGCGCTGGCGAATCGCATTGCCAGTCGGCGCGGAATAGCCAGACGCAAGCACCTGGACGATCGCGTCGCCGGCCGGCGCGTCGTAGCCACGCGCACCGTGCAGCACAAAGTTTGTGCCGCCGGCGCCAAGCGCCTGCAGGTGGAAGTGCACTGACGTCACCGGCGGCGGATCGGCGATCACGCGCTGCAGCAGAACGGCATCGAGGGCGTCGCCGGCGGGCGGTACCGCGGCCGAAAGAATCCCGCGCAACGCCAACGCTGCAGCGCGATGGGCCGGGCCGGCGAACTCGACGCCAGTGCCATCGGCGGGCGGATCGAAGCGCACCACCGGCAGGCGTGCGCGCTCCCACGCGGCGTGCTTAGCCACGTCATGCGGGAAAGTGCCGTTCCATCGCATCGCCGCGCCTGGGCGTTCGGCAGCGAGGCTGCGGCCCCAACGTGTTCGCGCCTGCAGGTCGATATGGACCGTCGAGTCCCAGCGCAGCTGATAGGTCACCGGATACACCACGACTGCCCTGCCCCAGCCCGCCATCGCACCGACATCCTTGACCGGCACCGGATCCCAGCTCGACCCCAACCCGTGCTCGAGCACGCTCCCCTCGCCCCACCGGCTGGTGAGCGCTGCTTCTTTCGGCGGGGCGGTATTCCACGGCGCGGCGATAGCCGGCGCGGTGCGCGTAACGGCGCGGCTCCACGAAGCGCGAACACCGAGATTGAGCGGCACCGCCGGCGGCGGCGGCGAGGGCGACAGGGAAAAGTCCACTGCGTTGTACAGCGGAACGAGGTAGCCGCCGACGAGCACGAAATTGACGGCGCCAAGCGCCGGCGGCGTGTAGGCATCATCCAGACGCAGCATCGCCGACAGCAGGTCCGCTGCCGGCGACGTACCGCGGGGCAGCGTCGTGCCAATCGCACCGGAGTAAGGATGCTGGGACATGGCGCTAGGCCAACACCGCCGCGACGGGCGAAAAGCTCTTCGGCGTGTAGCCCGAGGGACCCACCAGACAGACCTCGTAGTCATCAGGTGGCACCAGCGCCTCCCACGTGCCGTCGACAGCGGGCGTGACCGTGGCCAGGTGCAGGCGATCGGACGCGCGGCGGATCAGCACCTGGCTCGCGGCGCCTCCGACCTCGAGCACGGCCGTGCCGGCGAGCTTGTGCGTAACCAGGAACGAGCGGTAGCGCGCGAGGATCTGCGACGGTGTCAGCTCGCGGGCGTAGTGCGCCTGCAGGTACATCCGCGCCGAGATCTTGTCGACCGGCGTCGACGTGTTGTCGCCATTGATGCGCCAGGTGGTTTCGTTCGCTGCAGCGGCCAGCGTTCCGCTGACCAGCAGCACGCCGTTGACATAGATCGCGGCCGCGCCGGCGCGACTGCGGGTGCACACGATGTGCAGGTCCTGGTTGAGGTAGGTGTAGGCGGCGCTGATTTCTGTCGTGCCGTCGTGCAGCCCGATCGTCTGCGTGCTGCCGTTGAACTTCAGGTACCAGGCATGGCTGGCCGCGCCCAGGTACGACACGATCGCGGTGCCCGACGGCACCGAACCCACGCGCAGGAAATACTCCGACGAGATCCCGCGCGATGCGCCGGCCGGGCAACCTTCACGACCGCCCGCCGCGGCGTACATCCCGGCGGCGGTATCGATGTACCCGAGATCCGCATAGCCGCCAGCGACGACGGTCGGCGCCGCACTCCACACGAACACGTTGTCCGTCACGCTGTCGGGCGTATTCGACGCGACCGTTTCGTCGAAGAAGATCAGCGAGCCCGGGCGGGCAGCGAGTGCGAGATTCTTGATCAGGTCTTTCATCAGTCCACCACAATCGGGCCGTGGATATCGGGCTTGTAGCCGGCCGGACCGAACGCCGCGACGAAGTAGGTGCCGGCCGGCAAGTCCGTGCTGTACGCACCGGCGCCGTCGGGGAACACAGTCTCGACGAACGAGACCAGGTTCTCGGCGAACACCAGCAGCTTGTTGACCGGATCGCCGTTAGCCAGCGTGGCGTTGCCGCTCAGCGTTGCGATACCGCCAAACGGCACCGCTCCGCTCGGCAGCGGAAACGCGAAGCCGCCCCGCGTGCGCAGCTCGCACCGCGGCGATATGGCGTTCGCGCCGAAGCCGAACCGAAAGCCGATCGCCATGCCCGGCGGAAACGGCACGGTGGCGGTGACGAACGCACCACCGTTGATGGCGAACGACGCCAGGCGGGTGTTGCTGTCGTACAGCACGCGGATCACGTCGTTGGCCACCATCGCCGGCAGCACGAGGCTCTGCGTGGAAACCGTACCGCCGCTGCCAGCGCTGCTGACGATGTCCGTCGACGCACGCCACACCACCTGTTTGGCGAACGAGGTCAGGCTTTCGCTATCGCTGTTCGCCGGCCCCGACCATTGCGCCAGGCCCGCGATCATCGTGCCCTGCGTCACCTCGATCACCATCTCGGCGTAATACAAGCCGCCGACGTCGGACAGGATGCTGTTGTTCGACCGGGTGTAGCGCGTGACGTTGCTCGGGAACTGGACGGTCTTGTCGTCGTTGGTGTAGGTGCCAGCCATGTAGCTGGGATCCCATTTCCAGGCGGACATGGTCAGCCCTCCACCGCAACGATCGGACCGTCAGCCACTGGCTGATAGCCGAACGGACCCACGGCCAGCGCGCAATACGGACCGCGCCGCAGCACGGCGACGTTCCACTCGCCGTCGCTGTCGGGAATGACCGTGGCCACGCGATCGAGCGTGTCCCAGGCGAAGATCGCGACGCGGGTGACGGCGGCGCCGCTGCCCAGCGTCGCGCGGCCGGAAAGGACGTAGGCCATCAGTCTGCGTCTCCGCGCATCTGCAGACGGAAGTAGTCATCCTCAAGCGCCGAAGCGCCGGGGATCACCGTGCGCGCTACCCAGATCGGCGCGTTCGGACCGATGGTGTTGAAACGCAGGACGTTGTTGGTCGCCCAGCCAGTGCCCCAGCCTTCCTTCTTGAGCGTGAAGTACGGCTCACCTGTCACCGGATTCACCGGTGCGCAGTCGAGCGACGTGGAGAACGAGCCGATGGCGCCAGTGGTTTCGCCCACGATCGTGCCGCCGGTGCTGCTGGTGAAGATCAGCGCCCAGCGCTCGGAGATCGTGTTCTTGTTCACGAGCTCGAGCGGGTACAGCGTGCGGTTGTATTCCGACGTCGTGCCCGACCCGATGCGATCGTTGTCCCACGCGCCAGTCCACGTCTGCTGGTCGAAGAAGATCGGGTTCTGCGCCTGCAGGTCGCCGAACAGCAGGGCCGAGGACACGACCGCGTCGTCGCTGAAATCCCGATCGAGCGGCGCGACCAGCGACACCTTGCCCGACAGATCCACGCTCGACACCAGGCGCATGTTCTCGACCACGTAGCGCGCCACCAGCGGCTGGGTGAACAGCGACAGGTCCAGCGGCGTCGCCATGGTGATCCCGGCGGTCAACAGCTCGGCGGTGTACTTGCTCAGCGGCACTACGTCGCCGTCGGCGTCGACGATCTCCAGCTGCGCGATCGGCGCATCCGGAATCGTGACCACCTGGCCCGCCGTCAGACTGCCCGGCATCGTGTACGCACGCGCCTCGCTGATCACGATGACGTTGCCTTCCCGGATGATCGGCACCTTGCCGGTCTGCGGCAGGCGCACCGGATCGATACCCAGCAGAGCGGCATCGAGCGGCAAGTTGGTCAGGACGACGCAGTTGAACGTGATCGAGTTCGGGTTGACCGGGATGGGCTTGAACACGTTCGGACCGACCACGTTGGCGGCGTCGTACCACGGCTCGGACTCGTTGCCCGCCGCCGTGACGTAGACGCCGAAGCGCACCTTCACCCAGCCCATGTCGTGATCGGCTTCGCCCTCGATGCCGGCGCCGGAGATGGTGCCGCCCGTGTCGCTCGTGGCGCTGATCAGCGCGCCGGTGTCGGCACGCAGCGCCTGGACGTACACCGATGCCGGGCGCACCGGCGAACCAGGCGTGCGGAACAGCAGGTAGCTCGTGGGCAAGGTGCCGTTGCTGGTGAGTAGGGTTTTGATCGTCACCGAGCCGCCGCTGCTCGCGCCGTAGTTGGTCAGGCGGACTTCGCCGGTGGAGTAGTCGATCGTGCCCGCTTCCGTCGCCACGCCGGTACCACGCACCAGGTCACGCAGGATCTTGCCGTTGCGGTCGAAGTACTCCTTGCCGCCCCAGCTGAACCACACCGAGCCCGGGACCGTGGAATCGATGAGCCCGCGCGTGAGATAGATCGAGATCCCAGGGAAGTCGACTTCCTCGCTCGCCACCACCGAACCGGCCGCGGCCTTGCGCGCCCAGAACTGCACGAGCGGCGTGGCGATGATGGTCGGCACCGCGGTCACTGATTCCCAGGTGTACTTCGGCGTCTGGCCGACGTTCGCAAACCCGACCTGCGTGTACACGTTGGCCGTGAACGTGCCGAACTGGATGCTGAAGGCACCCGTCGTGTAGTCGATGCTGCCGGCGACGACCGGCGCCGAGCCGTAGCCGCCCTTGCGATCGGGCGCGGTGATCAGGTTGCCCGAGCCGTCGTCCTTCGCGTACAGGTTGACTGTGCGATCGGCCCACGTCGCCGGCACACGCAGGACCAGGTTGCCCGGCGCGATGGGCAAGCCGCCGGCGGCGATGGTGCCCGTCACCAGCGGACCGGTGGCGGACGCGGTGACAGTGCCGGCGGCGCCGGTGCCCTTCGTGTACCCGATGGATAGCGCCGAGTTGCCGTCAGGCCATGCGTTCGAATTCGGCACGAACGTGACGAACCCGTCCTGGTGCACGACGGTGCCAGTGGCATCGCCCGAGATCACGCCGCCGCTGTTGGCCGTGGCGTTCTTCAGCACCGCGCCGCTGTACCAGGCGAAGGTCATCGTGCCCGGTTCGACGGGCGCATTGGCCACACTGAACTCCACGGCGGGCGTGGTCGGCGTGACGGTGCCGCTGCGCTGCACGTAGTCGGTGTTCTGGCCGCAGCTGTAGATCAGGAAACTACCGATGTCCGGCAGCCCGCCCAGCGTCACCACGACGTTGCCAGTGATGTAGTCGACGGTGCCGCCGCCTTCGGCCGCTGTCGCGCCCTCGAGCGTGCCGTCGCCCTTGCGATCGGCCAGGGCGTACCACTTGCCCAGGAAGCGATACTCGACGCGCAAGGTCTTCGGCGCCGGCAGGACGGGCATCGTCTGCACGTACACCGTGCCCTGGTTCGCCAGCTGGATCTTGACGCCGACCGTGCAGGCCGACTGGCTCACCGTCGTCGCCGGCGTGTAGGTGACGCTGGTGATCGTCGCGCCACTCAGGCGGCCGGAATCGTAGTCGACGTCGCCGCGATCGGTAGATCCCTGGATCAGATTGCCCAGGCCATCGTCGCCGGTGATCGTGGTGCTGGCCGCCACCGCGGTGATGCTGCGAGGGAACAGACCGCGCTGCAGATACACCGGGTTGCCACCGGCGAAGGTCTCGCTCAACGGCGCGGCGATCGCGACATAGTTCAGCGTCAGACCCGGACGAGCGGCGGAGATCGGCACCTCACGGCGCGTGCTCGGCACGAGCTGGCTGAAGATGGAGTCGACGGTGATTTCGAGATCGTTCTCGAACACATCGCCATTGAGTTTGGTCACGCCGAAGTACTGCGCGGCGTCGGCGACCGTCGTCGCGCGCACCTTCGTGGCCACACCGACATTGCTGAGACGACTGGCTTCGGCGCCGGCGAACGTCTGGCGCAACGCAGTGGTCAGAATCAGCGTCACGATCTTGCGCTGGTACTCGCCGCTGCCGTCGGTGAAGGTCCGCACTTCCGAGTTCACGTCCTGGATCCGGACGTACTGCTCGGCGCTGACGACGCCGGCGCCGTCTTCCACCGACAGCAGGATCACTTCGCCCACTTCCGGCAGCGACGACTCCACGCGGCCGAACAGACTGATCGCCTTCGAACCCTGCGGCTGATTGCCGTACAGGTAGTACGCGCTCAGCGGACCGCTGGTCACGTAGCTCTCGATGCGGTTCTGCGCGCCCGTGCGCACATCGGTGACGCTGCCCGTGGTGAACAGCGTCACGCTGACATTGGTCGCCGCCGGCGGCCGCGTCACGATGACGTGCCCGCCCAGATAGGTCTCGGTGCCCAGACTGCGCACGGCCATGTAGACCTTGCGCAGGTTCAGGCGACCATAGGTGCTGTCCAGGCGGCTGATGTCCTGGAAGATGTTGTTGACCTCGCCGTCGTCGACGACGGAGCCGGTCATGCGGCCGCCGCCATCGGCGGTGTCGGTCATGCGCTCGGACTCGAGCAGCTTGATGTCGGTGTTGGCGTCAATGGCCATGCGGGCTCAGACCTCGATGAAGCGAAGGGTGATGGCGTACAGGTCGTCGGGCGACGGCGGCACGATGAATTTGAAAGGGCTGGCCTCGATCGCGGCGTTGTTCGCGTGGTTCCACCGGACGGTGTAGGTCAACGGATCGCCTTCGAACTGCGGCACGGACAGCACCATGTTGTCGCCGCCGGCGATGGCCGCCTTGGCACGCAGAGCGAGCAGCGTCGTGCGCGTGACCACGGCGACATACGTGTTGCCGTTCACCGTGCTCTGCAGCGTGATCGGGCGGCCCGCCTGCAACGCCGCCTCCTGAATAATCTGCGCACCAGTGAGCGACGGCTTGACCGTCTGGCCCACCGCCCACGGCAGATGCTCGTCAGTCCAGGCGAGATCCTCGGGCAGCTCGATGTCGTCGAGATAGATGAAGTTCATGAGGATGACTTCTTGTGGAGGGCCAGGAGTTGGACCACGCGGCGGACAAGCTCCTCCATCTGGTCTCCGGAAAGGATGAATTTCTGTCCGCTCTCGGAGGCGATCGCCACGACCTCGAGGCGGAGCGTGGCTTCCGGTTTGACGGCCTCGCGAGCAGCGGCCGTTGTGGCGCGCTGATCAGCCGCGGCCTGGCGTTCGGTATCGGACAGCTGCTTTTGCGCAGACTCCTCGCGCTTTTTCCGATTCTCTTCAAGCTTGGCTTGCTCAGCAGCCAGCGCCTGCAGGGCGTCGTCCCCGACGAAACCGTACAGTTGGCGGAGCCCGGCTAGGCGTTTGCCGGTTTCGTCGAACTCGGCGTTCTGCTCGCGCAGCACCTGCAGCTGCTCGTTGATGGCGTCGGTCTGTCCCTTGAATTCGCCGACGGTGCGATTGATTGCATCGGCGAAGCGGTCCTGCGACACGGATGCGAAACGATTCGCGGCCAGGAGCGCGTCGTTGTACGCCTCGGATCCGCGGCCGAGCTCGGCGACCAGGTCGGCGGCCGATGCTCCCTGGCGATCAAAGGCGGACACGACCTTGTCGGCCGACGCGGCGAGTTCGTCGCCGCTATCCACCACGGCCTCGGCGGCGGTCGACACGCTGCCGAGCGCGTCGGCGGCATTTACGGCACCGGTCGCGATCTCGCCGGTTGCGGCGTTCCCGGTCTTGCCCAGATCGGCGAGCTTCTTGTCGACCTCGGACACCCGGGCGCTGAATTCGGAGAAGCCGATCGTGCCGGCGCTCAGCGCTTCCACCAGCGCCTGGCGCAGGGCGGCCAGCTCCTGTTTGCTCGCCGCGTTCTTGAACGCGTTGTCGAACGCCTGCGCGATCGCCTTGCTCTTCTGTTCGGCCGTCAGCCCGAGCGTGTCGACTTCCTCCACTGCGGCGCGGAATCCGTCGACGGCCGCGCGGCCTGCCTTGCTGAAGCCGGTCTTCACTTCCTCGATGTCAACGCCCAGACGCTCGAGGCTGATGCCGCGGGTAACATCCGCGAACTTTTTTGCTTCGGTGCTGCCTTCCGAAAAGGCATCCTTCGCGGCGGACTTCACCTTGGAAAGGTCCTGCTCGCTTAGCTTGAGCAGTTCAGCGCGAAGTTCATCCCGGATTGCAGCGGCAGCTTCCGAACCCTTCGCGCCGATCTGGGTCAGAATATCTGCGGCCGACTTCAGTCCCTCAGGCGTCGTCAGTCGCAGCGAGTCGAATACACCCGCCGCGGCGTCCTTCGCGGACTTGCCCTTGAGGATGAGTTCGTCGAAGGAAGCGACTGCCTTCGTGGCGAACTCGCGAACCCCCGCTTCGGCACGCGCTGCGTTTCCCAGGTCCTTGATGTGGCCGTTGACTTCATCGATGGCGGCTGTCACCGCTCGAAAGCGCGCTACTACTTCAGGACCTGCGACCTTGTTGTTCGCTGCCTCGACCCGAATCACGCCCTCGTAATAGCGCTTCGCGCTTTCCAGTGAGAGTCGATAGGCTTCGGCCTGGGTCAACGTTTGCGCTTTAACCTGCCCGCCGGACTGGACGACGACATCGGCGTAGTCCGTGTAGATGCGCTGCAGCTCTTCTCCCTGACGGATGCTATCCACGCGGAGGGAACGGACCGCGGCCTCCGCAACTTCCTGATTGCGCAGCGTCTCGATGTACTCGTTCCGCACCTCGTTCAGCCGGATCAGCTGATTGACGGCGATGTCGATACCAAGAGTCGCCACTGAAATTTTCAGGAACCGCGGCACCTGCGAGATGAATCCGCTAAGGCGCCCCACGCCGGCGCTGGCACCCGTGGCCGCGGTCCCGAGTTGCTGGGCGGCAATTGTGCTCGCCTGCATCGCAATGAAACCGCGCGTTACGTTCGCTGCAAAGTCGGCAATGCGAATGGCCGCATACGCCTTTGCCACCAGCAGGAGCGCATCGGCGTGCTTGAGCAGGGAAAGCGTGACGCTTCCGATGAATGAAGCGATGGGCGCGAGTTGCTTGGCGAGATTCTTGATCGCCTCGATGGTACCGATGATCGCGGCAGCAACCCGCTTGGCCAGCGCGTCCAGGCCACCAGTCGACGCGAGCAAGCTACCCAGCTGCTGCTTAAAATAATCAGTTACCCCGCTGTCCGCGACGGCCTGCAGGAACCTTTGCCACTGAGCGGACGCCTGGGCAAGCAGTCCAGACAGGCTGCCGAGTCCGCGCTGAGCCGCTCCCTGGTTTGCCTTGCCAATCTCCGCATACAGAGCTGCAATGACATCGCGCCCCAACTTGCCCTGTTCGCTCAGCTTCTGCAGCTCGGTGACGTTCTTGCCGGTCGCCTTCTGCAGCAGATCCCAAACGGGAACGCCGCGCTCGACCAGCTGAAGGATCTCTTCGCCCTGCAGTTTCTGCTTTGCCCATGCCTGGCCCAAGGCAAGGATCTTGCCCTCGAGGTCGACCTGGGTGCCACCGACGGCGGCGTTCTGGTCAACCAGCGCCTGCAGCGAGCCGTTGAGCGGGTCCAGACCAAACGCTTTCAGCTTCTGCGCTGACGTCAGGACATCCTGAAACGCCAGACCATTCTTCTTCGCCAGGTCCTGCAGGCTTTTGTAGGCGGCATTGCCCTGCTCTTGCGTGCCGTAGAGATTACCCAGCGATCGCCGAGCGTCCTCCGCCCGCGCAGCTACATCGCCCAACGCCTTGATGCCGGCGGCGGCGCCCTGGAATCCCAGGAACGCGAACGCGCCAGCGACGACGCCCCGCAAACGCCCGAAAATTCCACCGACACTGTTGCCGGCGTTCCCCAGCTGCGTCGTGGCTCCCGCCGCCTGCAACGCTTTGGCGCGATATTCGCCCAGACTCTTCACCGCCACGTTGGTGGTGGACGTGAGGCGGTTGAACTGCGCATCGGCTTCACGCAGACGGGCCGTGTTGGTGGCCTGGGCGCGGCTCATCTCGACGGTCTGATCGCGCAGTGCCGCGAGTCCGCGGCCCACTGCGCTCAGGCGCGTGTTGAGCGCTTGCTCCGCCGCACCCAGTTTGCCGACTGAAATATCGGCACTTGCCAACGCAGTCCGGTAGCCGCGCAGCTTGGCGATCGACGACTCGTACTGCTCGCTCAGCTGGCGAATCAGCCGCTGCGATTTCTCGTAGGCGGCCTGCTGCTTCTTGGTCGGCGCATCGCTATCGGCGATCTCGCGCGACAGTTTTTGCGCCTGCTCTTTCGAGTCCTTGAGCTTGCGCGACAATCCGAGTAGTTCGCTACCCAGTTCCCGGTAGCTGACGATGGTCTTCTGCAGGCGCTGCGCGTCGGAGAACTCATCGAGGAGGCCGGCCGCTTGGGCTTTGGCCTCTTCGCTGACGTCGCCAATTTCCGCGAGCAAGCCAGCAGCCTTGACGGCCGCGCCCTCGCCCTCGAGCTCGAACGCGATGCGTACCGCTTCGTCGAAGCGACCGTTGCCAGCCATCAGGCTTTCACTCCCAGGCGATATTGGCGCAGCAACTCTTCGCTGTAGAAAGTGAGCAGTTCCTCGGCAATGGGTCCGCTCAGACCTGGGCGGTCGCCGGGCGCGATCATTTCGAACGGGCTGGGTCCACGCAGCATGCGCAGCGGGCCGCGCGGTGCCCGCTTCCCGTTGATTACCTTGCGCACACGGATGCTGCGGCGACCCTGCACGGTTGCGATGAAAGCGTGGTCGTAGACCTTGACGCTGCCAGCGAGGATGGACGCGGTCGCCCCCGGTGAGTTGCGTCCGTCCCAACGGCCCTGGAACTCGACTAGCGGAATCTGACGCGTACTCGCCCAGAGCGAGACGACACCGGATCCGGACTGATAGCTGGACTCCACGCGCAGGCCGCCAGTGAGTTTCGAAGACCGCAGCGAGAACACCGCCAGCACCTGGCGCTTGGCCACCGGCATGACTTTGCGTTTGAGGCTGGCCACGGCACGCTGTTGCGCCACCTCGTACTCGCTTGGCAAGCGGCCGACACGTTTGCTGAGCTGTGAAATGGATTCACCACGCTTACCGCTGGTGAAAATCTTCAGCGCGGAGTTTCGCCGGCGAATGGCCATCAGGACTCCTCGACGATGACGTCGAAGTGCCGGAGCAGTTCCTTGTCTGCAGGCGTGACCAACAACGTGGAGCCCGCCGCATGCTTCACGCCCTCGTGGGTGTGGGCGCAACGAAGCGTGACCTCCACGAGATCCGGGGAGGTCGTTGGCGCCGGCGATGGGGTTGCCACCGCCGGCGCATTCTTGACTCGACGCGCCACTTAGGCGGCCTTGTTGTACGACTTGACCACGTACGGCTCGAGCTTGCCGCTCGGGGTGATCAGCGGACCTTTCAGCGTGACCGTGATCGGGTCGGCGCTGAACAAGTCGACGTCGCCATCGGTCGACAGTTTCGCCTCGTAGATTTCCAGGCTCAGGTCCTGCTTGTCGGGGCGGTTCAGCATGTCGCCGGTGATGTAGAAGGTCTCGGTCGGCTGCACGCCACCGCGGATGCTGACCAGGCTGTAGGTCTCGTGCGTGTAGCTGACCTTGAGCGCCGGATCGCCGTCCTCGATCGCACCGCCAGCCAGGGCCACCAGCGTGCCGCGGCGACAGTCGATCGTGTAGTCGGTACCGGCGACGTACGTGACCGCGGCCGCGTTGTCCTTCACCACCGGTGCCGGCGAAGCGGCGAGATAGCGGTGGGCAAGCGACAACGGTTGGCCGAGTGCAACGATCGGGACGACTTCGTTGGTGACGGCCGCGCCGGTGACAGACACGTCGGCCGCCTCGCCGTAGAACACGCGAGCCAGGATCGGACCGGGCGTTTCCAGCAGCGCCAGGGAAATCGACGACTCGCCGGGATCCTGGTCGGAGTAGATGGTCTGGTTGAACTTGCCGCGGCGCTTGCTCTTGACGGTGCGCTCGTCGCCGGCGGCGTAGCTGAAGATCGATGCGTTGGCTTCGACCGGCTGATTGCCGTCCGCGTCCGCGACATCGGGGATGACGGGCGTGAGATCGCCATTGGTGGCCTTCGTCCAGAGGCGGATGTCGCCCTCAAACTGAAGAACCTTGTTGGGTTGGGACATGCTAACTCTCCTGTGAAGACGCGGTTGCGAGTCGTTCTTCCAAGCCAATCCGCGCGACGACTTGGGCGACAGTGGAGGACGCGCCGTCCGGGCGCGGCAGGATCTGCGCGCTCGTAACAGTCAGTCCGAAAGTGGAGTTCGGAAGGTTTCGGCCGGTGTAGCCCAGCGCTTTGCGGATGTCGTAAAGACCGCGATGTGCGAGCTGCTGCGCACCCTTTTCGGTGATCGGTACGCTGAACTCGATCGTTACCTGCATGTCTTCGCGACGGAGTCTGTTCGAAGACTTGCCTTCCTTGGGCTCGAACGCGGTGGCGAGAACGGCCAGGTTCGGCTCGGTCTCCTCGCCCTGGAACGGCTCGGTTTCGGCGAGGGCGCCGATATCGGTGAAATAGCCGTTCGCGGTCCGGATCATCGCCAGCAGCGCGACGATGCCTTCGATCGCTTGCCAGGAGATGGGCTCAGCCACGGGTCACCACCCAGCGACTCAGCGATTCGTCTTCGCCCAGCTTCGAATCCAGCACGAAAGTTTCGCAGCCCAGGACGATCTGCGCCTTACTCCGCGGATCAGCAACGTCCACCAGGAAGAGCGACACCACCGTGCGGGCGCCTGACACCTCGCCAAAATTTCCGAAGGTCTGCGCGTCGCGATCGACGTAGACACGACACGGCACGGCCGTGTTGACTCGGTCGGTGTAGAGCGCGGTCTCGGCAAAGCCCGCATCGGCGAAAGCCGCATGCAGGTCCGCGTCGAGCGCTTGAAGGGTGTCGCGCTGGTTCATTGGCGCAGCGCCCCCTGGTGTTGGAGGCGGTCCATGCATTCGGTGCAGGCGCGGCGGCGCGTCTCGCAGACGCGCAGCTTTTCGCTAAGCTGATCGACGACGCCATCGGGCACTCGGTCCCAACTGGACGCATCGAGCGGGTCGCCTGTCCACCGCACGGCGGTGTCATTGCCTTTCGCAACGCAGGGCACGTAGCAGATGGCATCGCACTGAGCCAGTGGCGCTTCCGGTGCCGTCGGCCGCGTGCTGCAGGTGGCACCACACAACAACGGCGCGAGGATCAACGCGGCGATCAGGGCGCGCATCACGGCTTCACCTCGGCCTGCGGACCCAGCATCGCGTTGACCGCGTCCATGCGCGCCTGGCCCGGCGCGCAATTCGGCGCCAGGGGTGCCGCCGCGGCGGCCGTCCGATAAACGATGCGCTCGCCACGGGCGCGTTCGGCAATGGCCGCCAGGTCATTGACCAAGGCGAGGTTCTGTTCTTTCGCCACGACAGCGATCGCGCTGTTGACTGCGGCAGTCTTGGCCAAGCCCGCGTTGGTATCGCGCAATTGCGTGATCGTGGCCTCGCCTTCAGCGCGGCCCGCGGCGACACCGCTGTGCCATAGCTGCCACGTGTTGCCAGCGATCGACAGCAGCAGCGCTAGCGCGAGGCCGAGGGTGACGTAGACGGAGATCGGATTCATCGGGCGGTGTCCGTCACGCGTCGCGCCGGCGCACCGGGCGGCCGCACGCCACAGTGGCCGTGCCACGCCCACTTGAACCACGGGGCATCCCGCTGCATGGCCAGGAACAACGCCACGCCCGCCAGTAGCAGGCACACGTAAACATCGGTAGGACGAAACGCCTGGATGCCGGCGCCGGCGGTGAGCATGACCAGCGCCACCTTGCGCACAAACCAACGCTTGCCCATGTGCCGCGGCAGGTCATTGAGGGTGAATACCCCGGTAACGAAGATCACCAGGCAAGCGCAGAACTGGGCCAGGCCGAGCGCGAGGTCAAGCATCGGGGTTCCCCCACTTTGCGATGCGTGCCCTGACGGCTGCGGGCGCCGATACCGTCAGAAGCGGAATGACGATGTGCCCCAGGAAGCCGAGCAGCAGCCCGAGCAAGGCGGGAGGCACTTCGCCCAGGATGGGCGCGAGGAAGGACAGCTTCGGCAGCACCACCGCGACGGCAGCGCCGATCAGACCGAAGGTGAGAATCGTCAGCGGCAGGAAGCGGCGCTGCTTGCCCTGGAGCGGATCCATGAAGAGCAGGCTCATCAGGGCGCCGACGACGGCGGCGATCAGGACGGGCAACGGCAGACCGAACATCTCGGCGCCGAACTGCGCGTGCGTGGCCGCGTTGGTGCTGATGGCCACCAGCGTGATCTTGCTCGCTGCGACGGCCAGGTCAGAAAAACTGAAAGCGCTGCTGCTCAGGCTCATTCCAGGTCCTTGTGCATTCCGAAGATCACGCAGGCGCCGACCAGCGCGAGAAGGAAGCCCACCGCGCCGGCGACCATGGCGCTGGAGCCCATGACGATGCCGGCGGCGAGCATGGCAATGGCGAAGATGGGCAGTACCAGCAGGAAGTCCCGCTGCTCGTTCCACAGGTATTGCGCGCCGACGGCGAAGGCCGACCACAGAGCGAGGAGAAAGCTCTTCATCACGGGTAGCTCCGGCGCGTCAGCTGCCAGTGCGGCCCGTCCTTGAATTCGCGCCAGTCGCCACCCCATTCGATTTCGATCCCTTCGAGCATCGCGGCGGCCTTGATGTGCTTGGCCAGCTCGAAGTAGTGCGGCCAACGCCAGCTGATATCGAGGTCGCCATCGCCGTCGAGATCATTGAGGGGGGCCAGGTCTACCGCGTGGCCGGTGATGTGCCGGCTATTCATCGTCTTGGTGGCGCCCTGCCGCAGCAGCTGCGCTTGACGCTCGCGCGTGCGCAATCCTTCGAGAACGACAAACGGCATCGGACTGTCCTGGGCGGCGCGTTGCACGACGCGGACCAGGTCAGCATGCACGCCCTGCAGACGCTGCAGATCACGAGGGGAAAGATTCAAGACGGGCTCCAGGCGGTGGCGGGAAAAGAACGGCGCGCTTTAACGAGGACAGCGCGCCGTCGAAAGCCGACAGCAATCGCTGCCCGCTTAGGTCACCGTGGTGTTGCCCGGGGTGAGCTTGATCGTGCAGGTGGTCTCGTTATTCGCACCGGCCACCATGGCGATCGCAGCACCGGTGATGTCGCCCGTCGCAGGCGTTGCCGCCGAGTCGTCGAACGCGCCGGCGCCAGAGTTGGCCGACACGTCGAAGACCAGCTTTTCGCCGACCACGAAGACCGCCGCGCTGACCTTGGGCACGCCCGAGAACACGCCTTCGATGGCGACCGAGCCGGTCGCGCCCGCGGCGATGTTGACGGCAGCGATGCCGAGCGTGTTGCCCATTTTCACGATGCTGCCGGCGGCGATCGCCGATCCGGTGCCGTTGGTGTAATCCACCACCTTGCCCGGCTGCTGATAGTTCTTCATTGCATTGCTCCTGAATGTTTCGATGTGAGGCGCGCTTGCGGACCAGCGGAGTGGCGCCTATGTCAGCGCGCCACCTGCAGCCAGCCTTACGGGCCGTTGTTCTTCTGTGCGCCGCGGTAGCCGACCGCACCGACGCCGTAGCGATGCGCCGCCTTCCACGCGATACCGTCAGTGCGGAAGTTGGCTTCCTGCTCGATGGTCGGCGTCTGCACGCCGTCGAGGAACGCGACCTCGAGGACCGCTTCGACATTCGGGTCTGCGAACGAGTACCAGGCATTGCCCGCCAACCGCGGCGAGTCGACGACGTCGCGGTACATGTTGCGAACCTTGTTCGGAACCTGGAATTTGCTGCTCACCTCGGTGTCGTACTCGGCGCCATTGGCGACGCGAGCGGCGCCACCGATCGAGAGCGGGCCGAGCCAGATGGCCGCGGTGATGTCCAGGTAGTCGTTGCCGCCCGGATCCTTCTGACTGCCGAGGGCGATGCGCGCGGCATCGAAGGCCGAGACCGACGGGGCAGCGCCGACCGCCGCGATGTTGGCGTGGTCCGTGTGGAACAGTGCTTTGCCATCGGACAGCGTCGGACCGGCGCCGCTGTTGAGCGCCAGCAATGCGTAGACGTCCTTTTCGATCGTGCGGCCAGCCGCCTGACCGAGCGCCGTCGCGAGCGAGACCAACGCGCCGAGATCATCGTTGATGAGCAGCTCGGGCGTTACTTCGAGAATGCGACCCTTGCGCTTGCCGGTGATCGTTTCCTTCTCGCCGTCACCGAGCGTGCCGGTCTTGTACTCGCCCGCTTCGTTGACTTCCAGCAGGTCCGAGAAACTGGACAGGTGGTAGCGGTTGTGCGGTCGGTAGTCCGTGAGGATGCCGGTGCGGCAGAAGCGCGTCCAGGTGAACGGCGTGAGCTGATAGCCGTTGAGCAGGATCTTGTGCAGGGCGTTCTCGAGCAGCGTCGGGAAGTCGCTGGTGGTCTGGCCGAGAACGGCACGCGCCATCTGCTCGCGGGTCATGTCGCGGGTACGAACACCGGCGCGAATCAGGATCTGCTCCGCCATGCCGAGCAGCGTGCTGTTGGCGAAAGGATTGCCCTGGCGTGCGGCCGCAGCATCCGTGCGCGAGAGGATGCCGCCGCGAGCGAGCAGCATCTGCACACCGGCAGCGCGGACGCGCTCGGTTTCGTCTTCGCCGGCCTCGACACGGCCGGTGCCGGCGAGCGGCGTCGCACCATTGCCGACGCGGGCGAGCAGGCGAGCCTGCGCCTGCTCGATGGTCATCGCGGGGTCCGCGAGGCACTCGGATTCGAGAGCCACGACACCGGCCACATCGTGGAACCCGGCGAAGACACCGCGGATCGCCTGATTGCGAACGACCAGCGCGGCAAGCGCGGTTGCGACGGGGTCGCCCTGAGTCGGCTGAAGCGCGGCGTCGGGATTGGCCAGACTGGCCGGAGCCGCGGGCGCGGCGGGCGCAGGCGCGGCTGCCGCTGCGGCAACCGCCATGGCCAGAACCTTCTGGAATTGCTGTTTCATTTCTTCATCTCCAATGGAGGCCACGATGGCCAGCTGACGGGCTTCCGGGAGGGAAGCGAACCGTGATTCGGTGAGGGTGGTGGTGAGTCGGGAGCGCAGCTGCGCGCTGATCGGCGCAGGCGCGGAGGCGGTGAGCCGGGTGTTGGCGATGAGCGCATTGAGCATTGCGTCGACGGCGTCCGCGTCGGCCGGCTCCACCGGGTCGGTGGCGAGCGCAGAATCGGCCAGGCCGAATTCCACCGCTTGCTCCGACGTGAACCAGTGGTCCTTGCCGTCCTGCAGCAGCGCGTTGATTTCCTCGACAGACTTGCCGGTCTTCGCGACGTAGCTCTGGGCCATAGCCGCAGCGAAGGTGTCGAGCGTGTCGGCGAACTCCCGGAACGCCTGGGCATTTCCGCAACCGCAGCTCCACGGCGCATGGATCATCATCAGCGTGTTCGCTGGCATGATTACTTCGTCGCCGGCGCACGCGATCTGCGACGCGATGCTTGCGGCGATGCCGTCCACCGTCACGACGATGCGCGCCGGGTGACGCTTGAGCTGGTTGTAAATCGCAAGCCCGTCCTGGACGCTGCCGCCTTCGCTGTTGATACGCACCTGGATGGTCGGAGCCGTGATACGCGCGAGCTGTTCGGCGATCGAGCGCGCCGAGGCCGATTCGCTGAACCACTCGTCACCGATCGGACCGTAGATCAGCAACTCGGCGTCGCCATTGGCCAACGCCTGGATGCGCAGCAGCGGCTGGAGGCCACTGCTTGCCGGCGGTGCTCCACCAATGGCGGCCACGGCGGCGAAGATGGCAAGGGAGAGTCGATTGGATTTCATCAGGAGTCCTCGGAAACAGCGGCCGTGTCGGCCAGGTCGGGCAAGGTCGAGCCAGGAGCACGCGCCTGCGTGAGGCCAGCGTTGCTGACCTGCTTGGGATCGGTGTCGAGCACGATTCCCTTTTCATTCGCCCAAGCCCGCTCGAGCGAGATCTGCTCGTACACGTCGTACATGCGACCGCCACGCTCGGCGATGACGCTGCCGGCGCTGCGGAAGCCACTGCGCACCTGAGCGCGCAGCGCCATCGCTTCGTGGACCGGCTGAATCCACGGCATGGGCGGCGGCATGTACAACGCGTCGACCAGACCTTCCAGGGTGTATCCCTTCGGCACCTTTAGCTGCCCGCTCGCCCACGCGGTTGCAATCAGCCGTTCGTAGGTCGGACGGATGCTCTGGCTGATCAGCTCAAACGCAAGCACGCCGTACGCGCCGAATTTCTCGACCAGCTCTTGGCGCTGCGAGGTGTACGTGCCGTTGTAGTTGTTCGAGAAGCTGGAGAAGCTGACGCACATGCCGCCTGCGGCGGCGCGCAACTGACCGTCGCGGTAGTTCTGCAGGTTGGGATTCGGACGGTTGGTGTCGATCGTCGACACCGACTCACCGGGACGCAGGTTGTCGAACACCATGCCGGGCTGGAAGCGCATGTTGCGCTCGCCACCGGTCCGTGGATCTTGTTCCACGCTGTAAGAACCCGGGTCGCCCTTGACGATGACGGCCGCCATGGAAGCGGCAATTTTCGCGGCGATCCGCTCGGACTCTTCGTAGTCCTTGAGGTCCTCCAGGCGCGTGATGACCGAGGCGAGGATGCTCACGCCACGTACCTGGCCAATGCGGTCGACCAGCTTCACGTGGCGGATGCGGTCGGCGCTCACGCGCTTGAGCGCGGGCGTCCAGGAAGATCCCGGATCACCGGGATGCTCCTTGTACAGGTGATACGCGATCGGGCGGTTCCACGCGTTGCGCTCGACCCCCTGCAGGATGTTGCGCGAACGATCGGAGAAATCGTGCGGGAGGAGATCCGCCTCGATCAGCTCCAACGAATAGGGAACCGCGGAGCTGTGCACCAAGCCGGGCACATCGCCGATGAGTTCCTGGTACAGCATCTCGCCGTCGCGCACCCAGGTGCGCGTGATCAAGCGCTGGCTGCTCGCCCAGTCGTGCTGCCCTGTCACTTCGGGCCGCTTCGCCCAGGCGGAAATGATCAGCTGAATCTGGTCGACGAGATCTTCATTGATCTTGCCGTCGGGCCCTCGCGGTTGCGGTTGGATGCCGATGCCCTGGGCACCGACGATGTTCTGCACCAATGTGTTGATGCCGTTGCGCACGATGTCGTGATTGCGGTCGAGGTGACGCGCCTCAGTACGAGGCTGCGTGCCACCCTGGGCGAACGCCGTATTGCCACTGCCATAGTCGCGCGACTTTCGGCGCAAGCGTCCGGGCTCGGCCGCTTCGTAGGCTGCCGCCAGAACCTTCGCCTGGTGACGCGCCCGCATGCGCTTCACGCCCCAGTTGGGCGCGATGTTCACGATCATTCGCTCGAGGAAGTTCAATCGCACCCCGAGAAGTTGGCGACTGAGTAGCCGGCGTTGCCGCCGCGGGCAACGGTGACTTCGGCGTTTACCTTGGCTTCCCACTCGCGGCGACCGGCCCGGACTTCAACCAGGTCTGCACGCGTCAATTGGCGCTCGCCAAAACGCACGGACTGGCCGAGAAGAATCTTCTTCTCGGCGTCCAGGTAGAAAGCCAACATTTCGGTTGCGTTGCTCATCGTGAGCAACAGCTTGAA